AATTTAGACACCGCTATGAAGCGGGTATTCGAATCCAATATGAGTAAGTTCGTTGACGGTAAGCCCCTCCGCCGCGAAGATGGTAAGATTCTCAAGGGGCCTGACTACAAACCACCATTTCTTGACGACCTAGTATGACTGCCTACGCTGACCTCGGGGACACCCCCAACACCATTGCCCGGACTGGACGTGTTCAAAGCTGGATTGACAACCCTGAATCGCGCCTTCCCGTCAGCTGTACGGTCTTCGTTGTCGAGGACTCTATGGAGGGTCCGGAGGGCATTGAGGCGTCTTGGCGCTTTGTATCTCACGCCCTGCGAAATGGCGCAGGAGTTGCTGTTCACCTTTCTAACATTCGTGAGGAAGGAGCTGACAATGGTCGTGGTCTTACCGCTTCTGGTCCTGTTTCTTTTGCTCGTATTTATTCTGCTCTGAATGAAACACTTCGTCGCGGTGGTGTCTACAAAAATGGTGCTGTGGTGTTGCATCTTGACTATACCCACCCTGATGCTATTAAGTTTATCCAAGCCACTCGGTCAGATCTGGCATGGGTCAAACGATGCCTTAACGTGGATGCTGGATTCTTAACCAGTGCTTCGCCTGAGTTGATTGAAGCCACGCTTGAGGGTATCAAGAAGGGCGACATCTGGCTCAATAAGATCCGCCATGACGCGGAGGGAAATCGCATTTATTCTAATGTCTGCCTTGAAGTTTATCTTCCTAGCCGTGGCACTTGCCTTTTGCAGCATGTCAATCTGGGTGCTTGCCAATTAGGTGATCTGACTCCTGCGTTTGTAGAAGGCATGAGCAGCTTGATTGCTCTTCATGGTAAGACTGGTGTTGGGGAAACAGGTGAGTACCTGAGCCCGGAGGTTGACCGTCAGGTTGGTCTTGGAGTTCTTGGCCTTGCTAACTTCCTATGCCAGAATGGTGTAACCTACAAACAATTCGGAGAAGCACTCAATGCGTACATCTCACACCTCCCCATACATACGCCTGCGTACATACTCGTCTCCGAGTTGGCCAAATCAATTGAAATCGCAGCTCAGATTGCGCGTCAAGCAGGTATGTATCGGGCCTTTGCCATTGCTCCTACCGCTTCTTGTAGTTACAACAACGTCGATCTTCGGGGTTACACTACCACTCCTGAGCTGGCTCCTCCTATTAGCCGCCACGTTGACCGCGATTCAGGGACGTTTGGCGTACAATCGTATGCGTACCCGCCTGACTGCGAGATTGCGGCAGAGGTAGGTTGGGCTGATTACAAGCGGGTAGTTGATGGAGTTGTTACTTTGTTCCGCTCCACTATGCTATTTCACGGATACTCTTTTAATAGTTGGTCCGACATGGTTACTTATGACCGTGCCTTCATTCGTGATTGGATGGCATCTTCCCAAACCTCTCTCTACTATGCCCTTCAGGTATCACCTGACACCCAAGCAAAGGATGATGCCCTAGCTGCTCTTGACGAAGATTATCATGAGTTGTTTGGCTTTAATGAAACTGTTCCAGAACCTACCAATAACAACATTTGTATTCCTTGCGGAGAATGACCCAAACACTTTCGCCTTATGATCAAGTTATTTCCCGCAAACGAAAGTGGACTCCTGTCGCTGTTCAAAAGGGAAAGGTAGTTGATGGATCTGAGGATGCCCTCTTTCGGGCCCTTGGGCTCCGTCACCTTGAACTACCAGTCCGTGAGTTCCTCCAGCAGGGACTTGATAAGGAACTGCCTAATACCCCTGGTGTTAGGGAAGCCCTTATGTCAAATCAATTGGATGAAGAAAGGCATGATCAAGCTCTTAACTATGTGGTAGCTGCCCATGGTTCAGATGAGAAGTCTGAATCAGAAGCAAAGCACATCCTTAAGGCATGGCTAGATGCCCCGGAGCATCCACTTCTAAAAGCCGCTATCCTTGAACGCAGTGTCTTCTTCGTCATCCTTCCCTTCTTCCGATTCAATGGAGACATTGGAATCCGAACAACAGCCGCCGACATTAGCCGAGATGAACAAACGCATGTCGCGGTCCATTCGATGGTGTCCTTTGAACTCGGACTTAAATCCACCCCAAGCCTGGACCGACTTCGCCGAGCGACTGTCGGATGGGTAGTTGATGGACTGAAATCGGATACAAATCGGTATCTCGACAAGGATTTCTGGTTGTCTCAATCAGACTCTCTATATGAAAGGGGTAAGGCCCCCGGCCTATCCGATACCAAACGAGCCCGTATGCCTGCCTTCTTTGAGGCGGCAAACACTGATCTTCCACAATATGGCTGACGCCTACTACGACACCGAAACCATTCCCCTGACTAGTCTTGTTGGGGGAAGAATTGATCTTGACCGACTTATCGAAGAACTTGATACTATGTACCCAGACCAATACCCAGACCATGAAATGAACGCATGGCAAACTGGACGTATGGCTGGGGCTATCGAAATTATTCGCTACCTTAAATCAAAACGCAATCCTTAATCAAATGTGTCTCGCTCCTAAAATGCCGGCTCCTCCTGAGATGCCAGCACCGCCCCCCGCTGCTCCTATTCCGGTTACCCCTGAAGGCGCCAAGCCTACAACGATAAAAACCTCAATGACCAAACGTGCTTCCCTTCAACAGGCTAGCAAAGGTACCGCTGCTTTGACCATTCCTTTGAGTACTGGCGGTATGACTGCTAGTGCTCCTAACCTATCCATTGGTGGTAAAGCATAATGGAAAATCAATCTGCCGCAAGTCGCTACGCAAGGTTGGCAAGCGACAGAACGATCTTTCTCGATACTGCTAGGGATTGTGCTGCTTTGTCTCTTCCTTATCTTCTTACTCCTACGGGGGTAGTGAATGGACAGAAGCTGCCAACTCCTTGGCAATCCATGGGCGCTAAAGGCGTTAACGTCATGGCATCTAAGCTGATGCTAAGTTTGTTCCCTGTGAACGCAACTTTCTTCAAGCTTCAGATTAATGATGGTAAGCTCAGTTTGGACCCCACTCTAAGTGCTACTGTTAAATCAGAGATTGACCTTTCTCTTTCCAAGATGGAACGAGTGGTCATGCAAAACATTGCTGAGTCACAGGATCGAGTTATCCTCCACCAGGCAATGAAGCACGTGATCGTGACAGGAAATGTCCTGATTTACATGGGTTCAAATGGTGTTAAACTTTATCCTCTTGACCGATATGTGGTCGTCCGTGATGGAGAGGGTAACCCCACCGAGATCGTTACTGTTGAATCTATTGATCGTCAATTCCTTCCTGGTGAATTCCAATCGGAACAAGCACGGAATGTAAATGATGTAGCAGATAATACCAGTGCTCCAAGTACTGATGTTACTGTTGGTGAAGGTGAAGCTGCTGTTTATACTTGGGCTAAGCTTAAGGATGGACAGTGGCGTTGGCGTCAAGAAGTAGATGGGAAGATTCTTCCTGACTCCTACGGCAAGGCGCCTAAAACTACTACCCCTTGGCTTCCCCTCCGCTTTAATGTTGTGGATGGAGAAGACTATGGACGGGGAAGAATTGAAGAGTTCCTTGGTGATCTGAAGTCCCTTGAGGGGCTGATGCAAGCCATGGTGGAGGGTTCTGCTGCGGCTGCTAAGGTAGTCTTCCTAGTCAGTCCCGCTGCTACTGTAAAGCCTTCTACGCTGGCTAAGGCTGGCAATGGAGCTATTATCCAAGGTCGTGCTGAGGATGTTACTGCGGTTCAGGTCAGCAAGCAGGCCGACTTCTCCTCTGCTTACCAGATGATCCAGTCGCTAACTCAACGGTTGTCTGAGGCATTCCTCATCATGACTGTCCGTCAGAGCGAACGCACAACTGCCGAAGAGATTCGTGCTACCCAGCAGGAACTCAACGAACAGCTTGGGGGAATCTATGGTAACCTAACAACTGAGTTGGTTCGCCCGTACCTCCAACGGAAAATCTTCACCCTCCAGCGTTCGAAAGAACTACCTCAACTTCCTAAGGGAATCGTATTCCCAACCATCATTGCTGGCCTCGAAGGCATTGGTCGTGGACAGGACCGTGAGTCTCTCATGATGTTCCTTCAAACAATCTCTCAAGCCCTTGGTCCAGAAGCAATGGCTCAATACATCGACCCCGAAGAGGCAGTTAAGCGTCTTGCTGCTGC